TTCATATCTACTGTATCCCAAGCTTCTTCTTTCATTCTATCCATTATATCTGTTATATGAGATATAAACTGAGAAAGACTAGCATCTACTACCCTAATATGTTGAGCTTTAGTACCAGCATCATCTTCTGAATCATCATACGTAAATATAGAACTAGCTTCAATTCTATGGATATTTTCTTCTTTTTCAATACTAGTACTACCAAATAAACTTTTAGGTATAAGTAATATCTTATCTTTATTTTTAGCTATAATTTTTTCTCTATAATAAGCAAATATATTACGAGCTATTTGAAAAGGTAAAATAGATTCAGGAATAGAAAATGTAAAATTACTATTAGGTATAATTTCAGATATACCATTATATGGAAGTTTACATCTATTATTATTATCCCTTCTTTGATAAGCAATTGGTCTAGGTTTAGTAAATATATCATCATATTCTCTACCAAATCTATAAGATTCCCATATTTCTTCAATCCACTCCCATTCTACTGATATATGACCTAACTCTGGTTTAAGTTCAAACTCATCAACTTCATAGATTTCTTCTATTAAATTACCTGTAATAGGATCTTCCATTAAAACGTTAGCAACTTTAACTTCAGTTTTAAATACAATATGATAAGCATCTACCATTAAATGAGAATCAGTTATATTATAAGAATCATTCTCTATAAACTGACCGTGTTTTGTGGCAAATGTTTCATAAGTTTTACTATCCATAGAACTTTTAAAGATATGTAATGGAACTTGTATTCCACTACTAGAATTAGTATAATTTTCTATATAATCCTTAATCTTATTTAAAGTTTTATCATCTAAAATATCACTAAATCTTTCTAATATTTGATAATAACTAATGCGAAATTTCCTAACTCCTGCATCATGATCTTCTACGAAAGGTTCACCATTAGTTATAGGTCTATATTCAAGAGGAGATATAATCTCTTTATAAAGGGAACCATTTCTAATATCCCTGTAGGAATAAGTAACGCCTGCTACAACATAGTAATAAAAAGCAGTATAATATTTAATATGAGATTCTGTCCAATCAAGAATAGCATCAAGAATAGATTGACCGTCAGCAGCTACTTCATCTCTATAATTTTCTTTAAAATCTTTATAAAACTTTTCAAAATCAGGTATATCTTTAGTATCGACACCTGTATTAACATTCATTTCATTAAGAACATTTATATACTGTTGAACAGCTAACTTGCTCATTTCTTCTGCTAGCTTATCGTTAAACCTAGATACTACATCCATATCATTAGCTTTAACTTGAAACTGAAATGGCTGTTTAATGTATTCCCCTATAAAACGTCTTACAATATCTTTTATAATATCATAATTACGCATATCAGCTGGAAACCTAGTAAATCTTTCATCTACTGCATTATAAGGATTTAGAACTTTACGATAATCATTAAGGTCTATTTCTTCTGACATTATATTAAACCTACGATTAGCTTGTTCTACAAGAGAAGTACTACTTTGATCTATAAAGTAATTAATAGTATCTATATAAAATCTCTTCTTAACTTTTTCTTTCCTGCTAGTTCTTTGCTCAGGATATACATGACCACTCATATTAATATTATTTTAATACCAAGCTCTTTCAAAAAGATCTTGTCCTATTGTTTCATTTAGTTCTTCTACTAGTCTATTTTTCTCCAATTCTTTAGCAGCTTTTAACTCCATTTTCTTATGCTTAAACGCTTCAATTATAGCATCTGATACTCTATCAAAGTTACCATCATATTTAAACTTATCTACTTCTAATAAGAATGATAAATCAGGTATAGTTTCAAAGAATAATATATCATTACCATCATCATCTTTACCTACAGTTTCATATAACATTCTTTTAAGTAGTCTTAAACCTTTAAGTTTTATAATATCATTACCTAGATTCATACCTATTGTTGTAATTTGAGAAGGTTTTATCTTATTATCCCAAACCATAGTAGGTTCTTTATCTAGCATTTGTTTACAATTCCACTTCTTAAAGTTAGATACAGTTTCACCTCTATTTGTTTCAGCTAATATTATACCTTTATGTCCGCCATAAAGTAAACCTAAATTCTTAACTATCCTATCTGCATCTTCTAAATCAGGAGGTCTACCATAGTAATTAGCAACTCTAAGTTTATGAACATTGTTAAAATATGTATTAGGATTCATCCAAACTGTAGCAGAATTATTAGAATGCTTATTGGTAATATCATCTTTATCTTTACTTTTTCCTACAGGGTCATAAGATATAGTATATATATCTGGAACTTTACCAGTTCTAGGATCAATATATGGAAAATGCCATATTCTAGTACAACCGTATCTATCTATCTTAGGTCTATGTGGAACATCTGCAATATATTCATGAATCTTCTTACCCTCTGAGAATAGTTTTTCATTAGATATAAACTTAACTTTATCTTGAGTTATTTCTTCAATAATACCATCTGTATAGAACTTATAATCGGGATTATTTTTAACCTTATTAATATGAGCAGTAAGTTTCTCAGATGAGAACATATTATCACTACTAGCATTAAAAGATTCAGAAGGCATATTTGCATACTGACCACAAAAAAGAAGATGCTCAGATATACTTTTTGAATTATCTTTATTCTTTTTCCTTTCAGCAACAGATATTTCATAAGCTACTTCATAATTAGTATTACCGTCTTCATCTATTGATGCTCTACCATCATCTGTAAAACCCTGTAAAGAATCAATATAAGGTTTAAAGAAACCACAAACATTATTCCTAGAATCTTTATCCCATATATTTTCAAATGGCATAAAGTTATGAGATTTAGGAGAATAAAAGTTTCTTTCAAATAAAGCCCAATCTCCTTCGGTAGCACCACCTGTACCCCATGCTGTAATAAGCCCAGTTGTAATACTACCAGTACGAGTAGTAGGTTCTGTTACACCCATAAAAGCATCAAATATAGGAAATGTACTAAGTTCTTCACATTTTATTTCTCTTGCATCTTTACCAATAGCAACTTCTGAGTTAGTAGGCCCTGTAGTTAAACTAAGAATCTGACTTTGATAACCATCATCTGTATTATCTTTCTTTTTATATCCTAATTTAAGACCTTCTATATTTACACTAATAAACCCTCTAACAAAAGGAGTATTAATTTCATAATGCTCAAGCTGCATCTTTGTCATATTAGTTAAAGATCTAGCTTTAATAATATATTTAGAATCAGATGCAACGTGTATAACAGTAGACTTAGGATATAAATTAGCATTATTAGCACTACCAATAGCTTCCATATAACTAAATCCAGCACGACGAGTTTTAGCTGCTATAAGGTGATAACCATTATTCTTAGCAAACTCTTTAGATTTATACCACCAATATTGAGCTCCAAAGAATATAGGAACACCTTCTGTTTTATTACCAGTAACACTACCACTTTTACTAACTATAACAGAAGACTCATCTAACTTCTGCATAGTACCATAGTTAATAAAATTATAATGTTCACCTGTAATACGAAGAGGTTTTAAAAGAAAATATGCTTCATCTTCTTTACCTTCTTTTACAAGTCTATCATATAACTTTTGGTCTTTATATAATAACTTACACTTAGCAGTAAATCCAATCTTACGTCTATTTTCTTCTTGTATTCTAAATCTACGATGAGGAGCAGAATCTATAGGATGTTTAGTATAAACTCCATACTTTTCGTAGTATCTTGCAGCAGGTCTTAGCTCATGAGTTCTTCTATATACAAAATTGACATTAAATAAAAACCCACCACTCTCCCCGACAAGAAAGTCCTCATCTTTATCAAAATATCCTAAATCAGATGCTTTAGGATACTTACTCTTATCTTCTAGATAATAAAATACAAATGGTGGAAGTTTACCTATCATAATAATAAAATCAATAACAGAATGCTAATACCAGTAGTTAAATTAGCTCTATTTCGAACTTTCTTTATTTTTCTATCTTTATCTAATAACTTTAAATCAGTAACTTTCTCATTAGCTTCTATAATATTTTTAAGATTACTAACCTGTAACTTATAATTCTCATTAATTGTATCAGAAGTTAATATTATATTTCCTGATATATTAGTTATCTTAGTATATATTCTTAGTTCTTCTCTTACTTGTTCATATTCAGAAAATACAATATTACAAACTCTAATATCATTTACTGAAATTAATACTGAATCGCTCTTTGTATTTTGAGATATTCCTGTAGAATAAGTCCACATTAACACTATCACTAGAATTAATAATTTCTTCATAATTTTGTTGATTAATTTCTTTATAATATTCAATACTATCTTCTAATGTTCTTATATCTGATTTAAACCTCTGAACATGAATAAGTAAATTATTATTAGATTCTTCTAACTTTAAATTCTCTTCCTGTATAGTAGTAATATCTGCTTCATACTCATCTATAGTAGATTCTATAAGATTTTTATATTTATTACTCATAGACATATTAAATAAGATAGCTGATAGGACAACTACTGCTAATATTATATAACCTAATTTACTCATATTAATTAGTTTTATCAAAAGTACTACCTAATTTAACCCAATTAATCTGAAGTTATCTTTAATTCTATAAACACACATAAAAAAATCCCTAGCCTTACAACTAGAGATTATAGAAATTACTGCTAATACAAAGATTAGTATATAAAAGAAGAATAAGGATAACTTCAACAACTCCATTAGATATATTATTTTTAACTAATATATCTATATTAATATGCAAAAAATTATTGGACTATTTTAGATAACGGCTAATGTCTTATTATAGAACTTATTTAATCTTCTCAGTTTCTTTATACAATCATTAACTATAATAGTAGAACATAGAGTATCAAAATCCCTAGTTTGATACATTAAAGTTCCCCTATTACTATTAAGAGTACTTACATATCCCCTTATAATTTGAAAGTCAGAAGGAGAAACTACTATTAATTTATGTTTAAATTTATATAGAAGTTTTGTAACTTTATGTAGTTCACTATACATTTCATCAAAACCTTCAATTTTATCAGAAAAACTAAACTTAGGTATCCATATAAGAATATTCTTATAATAAATATCACTGGTTGTTTCAATATTATTAAATTTTATACCTAACTTAGCTAATTCATTCATAATAAGAGAAGAAAAATAACTATCTTCATTCGCGTCATAGATGTAAACTGTATTATACATAGTATTTAAAATATAAATTGTTTTTGATTACTTTTATTAGCATTCAGGCCAATATATTCTCTAATTGCTTGTGCTTCTGATTTATAATATTTTATAACATGATAATCTACTCTTTCAGGTTTATCTCTATCTATAATATAAATACCTCTTTCATCTTTTTTTGGCATACCCCACTTATTTGTAATAAATGTATCTCTTATATGAAATAATATAAGTCCTCTACAAGTATAACCAAATTGTTCAATAATATCAGCATAAGTAGATAATTGTAAAGAATAATGACTACCAGTACAATCTTCCATATTATCTATAGGAAAGAACATATATTTCTTCATACGAACCCATTGATCAGTAAGTTCATTTGTTCTTTTATCTTTTTTATAATAACCAGATTCGAAAGCTATATCATTACGATTAGTTTTCCAATCTATAATAACAAAGTCTGTTCCTTTAACCAAAAGAATATCAACTAACCCACTAATAAGATTTATAGGATCATAAGTATTTATTTCAGAATATATTTTATATCCTTTATCTACATAATATTTAATAGCTTTAAATATAAGAGGGTACTTATATCCAATTTCTTCGTAGAACCTATTAATATCCATTTTACCAATACTATCATCTGTTCCTAAATCAGGAATAGAAAAACATCTATATCTATCTCCTGTTTTAATATATTTAACAGCACGATGAAACATTGAAGTTCCTTTAACAGAATTTTCAAACTTATCATGTTTATTATTACCAACTTTTAAAGAATGCTTATTAACATTCTTCCATTGAGCTTTAAGTAATTCTTCTGGAATACCAGTTTCTTTAGATTTACGTTTAGCCCAATAATTAGATTTAAAAGGTTCTATAAACTTATGAATAGCAGTAGTAACTGAAGTGTAGTCATTACCACAATCATCTGTATATTTGTGTTCAACTTCATCAAAATATATATGTCTTAGTTCCATATTATTTATTATCTAGTAGCTTAATAGTATAATAATAACAATCATATTTAACTATATTAAATGTTACTATCCCTATTAACCTTGAATACCACTTCTTCTTAGGAGTACTTGTAACTAAAGCTTTAGCGGAATTAGGTAATTCTATAATACTCCCTTTTTTAAGATTATACCCATCTCCAAAAGCTATTTT